GACGCAAGTCTAGTAGCAAGTTCGTGTCTAATCTGCCCGGCACAATGACAGGCTCAGGCAAAATGCAAGGCCGTGCAATGTTTAAGGCCTACAAAGAAGATGAAGGCAAGGCCAAAGTCGGAGTCATCAAGGCGCTAGAAAAAGCCGCTGCAAAGTTTAACGCGAAAGGCAATATCTAAATGGCTGAATTACGCATTCCGATTATCGGTGAGTTCAAAGGTAAAAAGGCTTTCGATGACGCTACTAAGTCTACGGGCAAGCTAGACAAAAGTGTAAAGAAACTAGCTGGAGCATTTGCCGCCGCTTTTAGCGTTCAGAAAATTACACAATTTAGTAAAACTGCCGTCAAGGCATTTATGGAAGACGAAAAAGCAGCCAATCGATTAGCTAAGTCGGTGGAGAATCTTGGTTTAGCTTTTGCGACTCCGCACATTGAAAACTTTATTAGTCAGATGGCAAGCGCCTCAGGCGTTACAGATGATCAACTTCGACCAGCAATGCAAAGACTATTGCAGACAACTGGGTCACTTACCAAATCTACAGCTTTAATGACTCAAGCCCTAGACATCTCTCGTGGATCGGGCGTCGATTATGAGACTGTAGTCAATGACCTTACCATGGCCTACGTTGGTCAAACTCGTGGCCTTCGCAAATACTCTTTAGGCCTGTCTCAGGCTGAACTTAAAGCAATGAGTTTTACAGATGTACAAAAGAAACTGACGACTCAATTTTCTGGAGCCAATGCGGCATATCTTGAAACATATGCAGGAAAGATGGGCATTCTTGCCAACGCTGCAAGCGAATCAACTGAGATCATTGGCAAAGGTTTAGTCGATTCTTTAACCATGCTAGCTGGAGAAGGTAACACAGTTCAGCCATTAGCAGATTCTATGCAAGATTTAGCGCAAGGCACTTCCGATGTCATTGTGGGCTTGGCAGATATAGCCTCAGGTTTTAAGAATCTAGGTGGGCTTGGAAACCTTAAAGGACCTAGAGGTGGCAAGTTAAGCGAAGCCTTGACTCCAAATTTGGATATGATTCCTTTGCTTGGGCCGATCCTTAATACACTTAGACGAAGAGGTCAAGCCATAAATAAGGGTGGAATGGGTGGCTATCCTAGCTCTGCTCTTGGCCCCGGCTACATTGATCCTAGCGCTGCTAAACAAAAAAAGGCTGACGCAGATGAAGTAAAGCGATCCAAGACTTTAGCATCATTGCAAAAGAAAACACTTGACACACAGAAGAAACAGAACGCTCTGACTAAGGCGTCAAAGGTTCTAGACCTAGATCGCATTAGCGTCACGGCTGCGCTTCGTGGACAGATCAGCGAAACCGATCGCTTATCTTTACAGTTACAGCTTGCCTTGCTTGATAAGAATGAGTCACAGGCACTCAAGTTATCTGCAGAATTGACTGAGGCGACTAAGCGTCACAACGAGCTCAAGGCTGCATTACTCACAACCCCTGAAGCCCCAAACCCTTATCGTAATTGGATTCCACCCGTATTCAACGTGCCTACTGGTGGCATGGGTTCAACAATGGCTGGGGATTATTTAGGGCTTGGAGCCATAGGAGCTGGTGGAACCGCTAACTCGATTATGAACGTACAGGTAATTCTTGATGGTGACGTAGTAGGCGGCGCGGTCACAAGTGTTCAACAAAATCAATCTTTATCAGGAACCTTTGCTGACGTCAGCCGATATAACGGACGCGGAGCGCCGTCAGTCAAATGACCCTACCTGCAACCATCTCGGTCACTTTTGACTATTCACAGGGCGCTACCTTCGGGCTAGGTTTCGTGATAGGTGACGACCGCTATGGCGTCATTGGCACAAGCGCATTTGGCGATTCTCTTACGCCTACCCCTACAGTCGATCTCAGCGATGTGACTAGATCAATCAAGATCAGCCGTGGTCGTAACATCATGCGTGATACCTACGAGGCTGGCAACTGCACAGTCAGAGTTCTAGACCCCGATTCGTATTTTAACCCTCAGAATGCATCTTCACCCTATTTTGGCTTCTTGACTCCACTTCGCAAGATTCGTGTAGCTGCAACCACGCCGACGGCTCAGCACTTCTTATTTTCAGGTTATATCGATTCATATAAGTATTACTATCCCGTAGGTCAAGAAATCGGATATGTGGACATCGTCTGCTCGGATGCCTTTAGACTCTTTCAGATGGCTAACATAGCAAGTGTGACGGGCGCCACAGCTGGACAAACTACTGGCACTCGCATCACAAAGATTCTAGATCAAGTCTCATTCCCTACATCGATGAGAATTACAGACACAGGCTCGACGACAGTTCAAGTCGATCCCGGAACAGATCGAACATCATTAGGAGCTCTCAAGGCTGCAGAATTCGCAGAGCAAGGCGCATTCTTTATTCGCACGGATGGAACAGCGGAGTTTAAGGATCGATCAGATGTAGTTTCATCTTTAGCGGCTGCACCGATTGAGTTTAATCAGACTACTGGGATTCCATATTCTGACCTTAAATATGCCTTTGATGACAAACTGATCATCAATCAGGCCAGCATGACTCGCATTGGTGGCACAGCACAGACGGCAGTCAATGTTGATTCGTCCGCCAAATACTTTCCTCATGGCACTACTCTGACGGAGATGATCCCTGAGACAGATGCTCAAGTCTTAGACATTGCCAAGATTTATGTGGCCACTAGAGCCGAGACAACGATTCGCATTGATGCCATGACAGTCGATCTTCTCGATGTTGCAGTACCGACAGACACAATGATCGGCCTTGATTACTTTGACAATGTCAAGATCACTAACGTCCAGCCTGACGGCTCGACAATCGTCAAGACTTTGCAAGTGCAGGGTCTAGCATGGGACATCACGCCAAACTCTATGCGCTGCACGATCACAACATTAGAACCGATAGTCGAAGGGTTCATCATAGGATCTGCGACGTCGGGTATAATAGGCACGTCCATATTAGGATACTAGGAGATAAACAATGGCAGCAGGCTTAGGCTTTAAGGAATTTACGACAGGGGACGTGCTAACCGCCGCCGACGCGAATGGCTATCTAGCCTCTCAGGTTGTCATGGTCTTTGCCGATGCGGCAGCCCGGACAGCGGCTATTGCCTCACCTCAAGAAGGAATGATCACTTACTTAAAAGATACTAATTCAACTGAGTATTATTCAGGCTCGGCCTACGTTGCAATCGGTGGCTCAAGTGGCCTAACTTTAGTAAAATCTCAGACAATAGGCACCGCAGTATCATCAGTTACAGTGACTTCAGCTTTTAGCGCCACATACGATAATTATTTTGTAACAATAAATGGTGGAGTCGCCTCTACAAACAACACGTTAGATTTACAATTAGGATCTACAACAACCGGCTATTTTTATTTTGGCGTATATGGCAATCCTACTTCCGCGACTGTCGCTGGCGATAATGGTAATAACACAGCTAATTTTAGATATGTCGGCAGCGGAGACACCAGCATCCTTTCTGGGCAATTTACATTACAAAATCCAAACCTTGCAAAAAGAACAATGATTTATGCAACGTCAAATAGAAGCGGTACTGGCAACATAAATTTAGTATTTAATGGTAGCGAGACTTCCGCAACTCAACACACAGCTTTCACCTTACTTGTAAATACAGGCACTATTACCGGCGGCACTATCCGCGTCTATGGTTATCAGAACTCATAAGGAGATAAAATGACACATAAAATACAGATAGACGACCTTGTAAGAGATGCAACGCCTGAAGAAGTAGCACAAATTGAGGCACGTGAAGCGGAAAAGATTGCAGAAGATGAGGCAACAGCACAAAAAGCAGCCGCTAAGGCGGCACTACTTGAGCGTCTAGGTATTACAGCCGACGAAGCAGCACTATTACTTGGATGAAACCCGTCCTATGCAAAGCTGGACAACAACTTCGAGAGCAGTTCGACGATTGCTACAGTGATCGTGATAGGCGTTCCGATGGCTGGCTCGGCGATCTCCGTCATTCAGCGCGTCCTTCTGACCACAATCCTGATCCAACGTCAGGGGTGGTTAGAGCCATCGATGTCGATCGAGATGTTTATAAGTCAGGCAAGCCCGACCTCATGCCCGATATTGCAGATCAGCTTCGACTCGCGGCCAAGGCAGGCGAGAAGCGTATTGCCTACATTATCTTCGACGGACGAATTGCATCGTCTCGCATGGGCTGGCGCTGGCGAAAGTATTCGGGAAGCAATCCGCATCGGGCGCATTGCCACTTTTCTTTCACTAAGC